GCATTAGAATTTTGTAAAGAAAACAAGCTATATGATAAGCATATTAATATAGCACTAGGTATTAACAAAGTACCATTAAGTATTAGAGAAGGTTTAGAACAGCAAAAGTTAAAAAGATATGAGTAAGCAATTTATAGTAGAAATAAAAGTAGAAGATGGGCAAGCTAAAACCAAATTAAATAGCTTAAATAAAGATTTAAGTACAACAAGTAAACAAGCTACAAAAACAGGTGCAGCTTTAAATGATAGTTTTGGTTTATTGCCTAGTAATGTTCAGCTTGCAATAACTAGGGTACGATCTTTAAACGTATCATTAAAAGCATTAGCAGTAGGTGGTATTGTAGCTGGCATTGGTGCAGTAGGTTCTTTATTTGCAGCAGCAGCTAGAAAGGGTGCAGAGTTTGACAAAGCTATGTCAGGTGTTCAAGCAGTTACAAATGCAACTGAAGAACAAATGAATGCATTAGCATCTACAGCTAAAAGATTAGGTTCAACAACAGAATTTACAGCAATGCAAGTAGCAGAGCTTGAAACTGAATTAGCAAAATTAGGTTTTCCTATTTCTGATATTGTTGAAATGAGTGAAGCTACATTAAATCTTGCTTCATCAATGGGTATAGGATTAGGTGAAGCAGCGGCATTTACAGGTTCAACTTTACGTGCATTTGGATTAGAAGCTACAGAATCTAAAAAAGTTATTGATATTCTTGCACAATCAACAGCATCTAGTGCATTAGATTTTGGTAAATTAAATACTGCATTAACAACAGTAGCACCTATTGCTAAAACTGCTGGGGTTTCTTTGTCAGATACAACAGCAATGCTGGGAACATTAGCAAATTCAGGTTTTGAGGCATCTACTTCTGGGACAATGTTGCGTAACATATTTTTAAAACTTGCAAAAGAAGGTATAACAATGGAAGAAGCTTTTGCTAAAATTAATTCAGCAACAGAAAAAAATGTAGTTGCTCAAGAATTATTTGATACAAGGGCTGCCGCCGTTGCTATTACATTAGCAGAAAATGCAGATGCTACAGCGGATTTAAAACAACAATTAGACGGCGCTTCTGAATCATTTGATGGTTTAGGTGCAGCTGCTGGTATTGCTGAAACAAGATTAGATAATTTAGCAGGAGATACCACTAAACTTAATTCAGCTTGGGAAGGTTTTCTATTGTCTATTGAAGATGGTGATGGTATATTAAATAGAATTGCAAGAACATTTACTCAAGAATTAACAGCATCAATAGAAAGATTTAGAAAAGGTTTAGCAGCAGTAACTGCTATATTTGATGAGCTTGGTGCATCATTTAATGTATTTGGCAGAATAGGAGACCAGTTTAAAAAAACCACATTATTATTTCAAGCAGGTGCTACTAACATAAAACTTGCACTTTCTGGAATACCTTTTATTGGTGATAGTTTTGATAGAACTGCACTTCAACAAGAATTACAAGAATACAGAAAAGCATTTTTACAATTAGAATTAAGGACACAAGCTCAAAATAAAATAAGGGAAACAAGAAACAAGCAAGGCACATTTTGGGAAAGGGTAAGTGCTAGAATAGCAAAAGCTGAAGAAGGTTACACGCTAGCTCTTGAAAAATCAAATAAAGCTGGAAAAGAAAATAATGAAATTATTGAAGATGCAATTGATAATGAAGAACAACTTACTGGATTAATTGAAATACAACAGCAAAAAATCAAAGAACTTGAAGAAGCTAAAAAGAAAGCATCAAGCAAAGAAATAATTGAAGCTAAAGAAAAGGAAATACAACTTGCAAAAACTGAATTACAATTTCTTCTTGATATAGGAAAGCAAAGAGATTTATTAAGGACAAGAGAAATACAGCAAATTGAAACCCATAACAAAATGAGAGAAGAAAAAGAAAGAAGTTTTCTTTTTACTATGGGTGAACTTGCAAAAAAAGATGCAGAAGATAAGAAGAAAAGATTACAGGATGATATACAAATAACATTAGCAAAACAGGCTTTACAGAATCAATTAGTAGGGCATTTATCAAATTCATTACAACAGGTAGCACAACTTGCAGGAGAAGGAACTAAAGTGGCTAAAGCAGCTGCACTTGCTGATATTATTATGAAAACAGGTGTAGGTTTTGCGCAAGGTTTAGATATTGCACAAAAAACAGCAGCAGGAACAGGGCCAGCAGCAGCATTTGCATTTCCTATCTTTTATGCTTCACAAGTTGCAGCAGTATTAAGTGCTGTAAAACAAGCTAAAAATATATTAAGTAAGGTAAAAGGTCCAAGCGCAAATGTACCAACAACAGGACCAGAGGCAGGTGCACCACCTACACAACCAACTGCACCACAGTTTAATATAGTAGGACAAAGTGGTATTAACCAAGTTGCACAGGCATTAGGCCAACAGCAACCAGTACAAGCATATGTAGTAGCACAGGATGTAACTACTGCACAACAATTAAATAATAACATAATATCTGCTGCTACAGTAGGTGGATAAAACAAATAAAAATGGATATAATAGAATTATTACTAGATGAAAATGATGAACTAACAGGTATTGAAGCTGTTAGCATTGTTGAGAATCCTGCTATAGAATCAGATTTTATAGCATTAAGCAAACAAGAGGTAAAGTTTGCAAAAGTGGATGAAGATAAGAAAATACTAATGGGTGCTGCATTGATACCTAATAAACCAATATTTAGAAAAAGAAATGATACAATGTTCTATGTGTATTTTAGCAAGGATACTGTAAAAAGAGCAAGTGAATTGTTTTTTATGAATGGTAACCAAAACAATGCAACACTAGAACACAATATGGAGATTAATGGTTTATCAGTTGTAGAAAGTTGGATAGTAGAGAATCCTGAAATGGATAAAAGCAAAATGTATGGTTTTGAAGTACCAGAAGGAACTTGGATGATTTCAATGAAAGTAGAAAATGATGAGGTGTGGAATGATTATGTAAAAGAAGGTAAAGTAAAAGGTTTTAGTATAGAAGGATACTTTGCAGATAAAGCTAAAATACAGAAACCTAATCTAAAAGCAGAGATGCAAGCTATAGAAGAAGAAGAAGCTGAATATATGTTAAGTAACATTAAAGCACTAATAAGAAAAGATAAAAGAACTAAAAATGGTAAAAAGATTACACTTGAAACATATAAAGATTATCCTTCAGGAGTATCAAATAATGCTAAACGTGGCATTGAACTTAATGAAAAGGTTAACAATAAATGCGCTACACAAGTTGGAAAGATCAGAGCGCAACAATTAGCAAACAAAGAGAATATAAGTTTAGAAACTATCAAAAGAATGTATAGCTATTTATCTAGAGCTGAAGAATACTATGATGAAAGTGATAGTACAGCTTGTGGTACAATTAGTTATTTATTATGGGGTGGTAAAGCTGGTTTAAGATGGGCTGAAAGTAAGTTAAAAGAACTAGGTGAAATTAATCTTGCATCAATGGTAGTTAATGAAGATTTTGCAATACTAGATGATAGATTAGCATACAGCTCACAGGAAAAGGCAGAAGAAATGGCAAAGAACATTGGTTGTGAAGGTTTTCACATTCACGAATATGAAGGCAAAGAATGGTATATGCCTTGTGAAGAACATTCTATAGATGCAGGTGCAACAAGCAAAAGTCCTTGTTGGGATGGTTATCAGCAAAAAGGATATAAAATGAAAAATGGAAAAAGAGTACCAAATTGCGTAAAAATAAAATAATATGAAAAAATGGAAAACACCAAGTAGAACTTCACCTAAAGGAACTAAAAGAGGTTGTTTATGTGCAGATGGTAAAAAATATAGTAGAAAATGTTGTGATGGTTCATTACAAGCACAAGGTATTGGAAACATTACTGGAACACCTGAATAATTTTTTTTGCAAAAACACATAACACTTTGCATATTTTTTTACATTACTAATAAATCTTATTATGAAAGCAAACGACATACTAAACAAAATAAAAAATATTGTTGGTGTAGAACTTTCTGAAGAAAAAGTAGAACTAGCTGAAATCAGTTTAAAAAATGGTACATTATTAGTATCAGAAGAATTTACCAAAGGCAATGCAGTATTTATCAAATCAGAAGATGGAGAAATGGCATTACCAGTAGGTGAATATGAACTAGAAGATGGTAGAACACTTTTTGTAGTTGAAGAAGGTCTCATTGATAGTATTTCTGAAGCTGCTGCTGAAGAAGCAGAAGAAGAACTTTCTGAAGAAACAGTAACAGAAGAAACTGTTGAAACTGAACTTGAGGAAGAAGAAGAAAAAGAAGAAATGAAATATGTAACTAAAGAAGAATTTGCTCTAGCTATGGATGAATTAAAATCTATGATAGAGAAAATGGGTTACAAGGACAAAGAAGAAGAAATGTCCAAAGAAGAAGTTGTTGAAACAAAAGAAGAATTATCTGCTGAAACGGTTGAACCAATTAAACACAATCCTGAAGCAGAAACAAAGAATGTTCATTTTACAATAGCTGGTAAAAGAACAGAAACAACAAAAGATAGAGTTTATAACAAAATATTTAATAATAACTAAAAAATAAAAAATGGCTACTACTACAAGTATAACAAGTACATATGCAGGAGAATTTGCTGGTAAGTATATTGCTGCTGCATTACTTTCTGGTTCTACTATTGAGAATGGTGGAATTGAAGTAAAACCAAATGTAAAGTATAAAAGTGTAATTAAGAAAGTTGCTACTGATGCTAATATCATTAAAAATGCAGAATGTGATTTTACACCAACAGGTACTGTTACATTAACTGAAAGAGTATTACAACCTGAAGAATTTCAAGTAAACCTACAATTTTGTAAGCAAGATTTTCAATCTGATTGGGAAGCTGTACAAATGGGATATTCAGCATACGATAATATGCCACCTAAATTTTCTGATTTTATCATTGGCCACGTTGCTGGTTTGGTAGCAGAAAAAACAGAGCAAAACATCTGGGAAGGTGTTAATGCTACTGCTGGTGAACACGATGGATTAGTAACACTTGCATTAGCTGATTCTGATGTAATTGATGTTACTGCTGTTGGTGGTGGTGTAGATGCATCAAATGTAATTGATGAATTAGGAAAAATAGTTGATGCTGTTCCTTCTGCACTTTACGGTAAAGAAGATTTATACATTTACGTGTCACAAAACATTGCTAGAGCTTATGTAAGAGCATTAGGTGGATTTGGTTCATCTGGATTAGGTGCTAATGGTGTTAACAATCAAGGTACACAATGGTGGAACAATGGAGCATTAACATTTGATGGTGTTAAATTATTTGTTGCACAAGGTATGGATGATGATACTGCAATGGCTGCACAGAAATCAAACCTTTACTTTGGTACAGGTTTATTAAGTGACCACAATGAGGTTAAGTTGTTGGATATGAGTGATTTAGATGGTTCACAAAATGTAAGATGTATTATGAGATATACATCAGGTGTACAATATGGAATAGGTTCTGATATAGTATTATACCACGCCTAATTAACTAATTAATAACAAGGGGGTGTAATTCCCCCTTAATTTAAAATTTAAAGATTATGGCTTGCGATTTAACAAGAGGTAGAAAAGTTCCTTGTAAAGATGTAATTGGTGGTTTAGTTAGAGCTTGGTTTGTAGATTTTGGTGATCTAGGAACAGTAACAGAAACTGCTGATGAAATAACTGATTTAACAGGTACTTTTACTGCATTTCAATATGATTTACACGGTGCTAATTCTTTTGAACAAACAATTACAAGTTCAAGAGAAAATGGTACTACATTTTTTGAACAAAGTATTAGTTTACAATTTCCTAAACTATCTAAAGAAGATAATGCTGAATTAAAATTATTAGCTTATGGTAGACCACATATCTGTGTAGAAGATAGAAATGGAAACTTTATGCAATTTGGTTTGGTTCACGGATGTGAAGTAACTGGTGGTACTATTGCTAGTGGTTCTGCATTTGGTGATTTAAGTGGTTATACATTAACCTTTACAGCACAAGAAGCTAAACCTGCTAACTTTATTGCTAATGGTACTTCTGCTGATCCATATGCGGATATGTCTTCAGCGACTGTAACAGTAACAGTAGGAACTAATAGCTAATATAGGCACTTCATCACAGAGTGTGATTCATAATATATAGTTGATTGTAGAGGGTGGTTTTTTTTAAGGCCACCTTCTTTTTTTAAAAATTATGCAGATACTAACTGAAACAGGCACAAGAAACATTAACTTTATACCACGTGAAACTATAAGTGGTGCAAAAGTTTATAAGTTAGTGATAAAATCTGAAGGACAAAACAAGGTTATATTAGAAGATACAACAGCAACATTTACAGAATTGGATTACTATTATCAATATAGCACTACACAAACACTAAAGGAAAACAACTATTATACAATTACCATAACTAACACTACAGATGGAATTGTTATATTTAAAGATAAAATGTACTGTACAGACCAAACACTATCAGATTATGAAATTAGTAATGGTGTTTATATAGAACAAAGTACAGGAGATAATGAATTTGTAACCTATGGATAATTTACATTTAATACAATTAAATCAATATGAAAGGCCTGCTATCACAGAGGAGAGAAACAGAGATTGGGTAGGAATAGGTGATAATAATGATTACTATCAATGTTTGATTGATGCGTATATGGAAAGCACAACAAACCAAGCTACTATTAATGGTATAGTAAATATGATTTATGGTAAAGGTTTAGATGCTACAGATAGTAATGAAAAACCTGAAGAATATGCACAAATGAAGCAGCTACTAACACCTAGCTGTATGAGAAAGGTTTGTAATGATTTAAAGTTATTAGGTGAAGCTGCTATTCAGGTATCATATAAAGGTAATAAAGTAGGTTCATTAACACACTTTCCAAGAGAAACTTTAAGAGCTGAAAAAATGGATGCTAATGGTGATATTAAGAATTATTACTATGCACCTGATTGGACTAAAGTAACTAGAAACACTAAACTTACTAAATTTCCTGTTTTTGGTAGTGGTGCTAAAAATGAAATATATATTATAAAAAGATTTGTAAGTGGTTATTATTACTATTCACCAGCAGATTATCAAATATCTTATGCAGTACTAGAAAAAGAAATTGCAGATTTTTTGATAAACGATGCACAATGTTCATTTTCAGGAACAAAGGTAATTAACTTTAATGGAGGCATACCTGATAGAACCAAGCAGTTAGAAATTAAAGAACAGGTAATGGGTAAACTTACAGGTTCTTATGGTGAAAAGGTTATAGTAGCATTTAATAATAATGCAGAACAGAAAACAACTATTGATGACGTTCCTCTAGCAGATGCAGCAGAACACTATAGCTATTTAAGTGAAGAATGCCAAAGAAAGATACTTTTAACACATCGTGTAACATCACCACTATTACTAGGTTTAAGAGATGGAAACAATGGATTAGGTAACAATAGTGAGGAGATACAAACTGCTACACTATTATTTGATAACATTGTTATTAAACCTTATCAAGATTTAATTATAGATGCATTAGATGAAATACTAGCGGTTAATGATATAACATTAAATCTATACTTTAAAACACTACAACCATTAGAATTCATAGAAGTAGATAAAGAACTACAAGATGCAGAAGCTATTGAAGAAGAAACAGGTATTAAGCAAGATGAAACTGCAGAACTAGAACTAGCATTAGCAAAATCAAAAGATTTACCTGATGAATTTTA